AATTTAAAAATAATCAAATAAAAAATACAATCACTTTGTTAAAAGAAGCATATGATCAACTAGAATGTAAATATGTTTTTCATGGTCATAATCATAATCCATCAATATTACTTTATAAAAATCATTATAATTGTATAGCAAATAAACATAATTTCGAACCAATTAATTTAAAAGAAAAAATAGAAGAATTAAAATGGAAATAAAATAATTAGTTATGGGTGGAAATACAAAAGCAATAAATAGAGAAACGGGAGATATAATTTCATTTGCCGAAAAAATAGATTTACGGGTAATATCTCCAAGTGAATTCAAAAACACAGTAATTGAATTACTGTTAACTATAAATCAGATATTCAAAAATAAATTTGGATTTTTTCTTTGGGAAAACGATGAAATATTAATGAATGGAAAAGCAGTTAATGGATCATCAATGTATATTTTTAATAATCAAGTTTCTGAAGAAGAATTATTAAAATACAAACCAATTTTTGGAGATCTGGATATTACTATTCCTCATGAAAATTTAGAACAGTTATTTGAATTATTAACACAATATGAAGGAGTCGCATTTACAAAGAGAATAACATATGTCGGACAAAACAAAAAACGACAAATGGGAAATCAAATAAATGCATTATTTAATCTAGATGATAAATTAAACTTTCAAATTGATTTCGAAGGAACTAAATTTAAAAATAATGAACCTTCAGATTTTGCAAAATTTGCACATAGTTCTGATTGGGAAGATATTAAATGTGGGTATAAAGGAGTTGCTCATAAATTTATTTTAATCAATTTGGTAAGAAGTGCTACATCAAATGGAAATGTAGTTATTTTAACACCTGCTTCTTCAATTTATCCATCGGATAAAAAATTTAGACTAAAGACTATGCACGAACCACCAAGGATGTGTGCATTTTCTATTGATAAAGGATTACGAGAAAAATATAAATTGAACATCGATGATTCGGGAAATCCAGTTTTATTTCAAGGAAAAAAGACTTATAAAGAACAGCCAACAAATGAAAGTAATTATATAACAGATATTTCAGAGATATTCAATTTCATTTTTAAGAAATATCCAACACAAGAAGAATTAAAATTATTCAATAGTTTTATTGGAATCACAACTTTAATGAAAAAATATATCTCAAAATCAGAAGTTGTTGAAATGTTTGATTTTTTATTAAAGAATAGTTTATTTGGAGATGTTTCTCAACAATTATCACGAACAGATTGGAAAGAAGATTTAGCTATTAAGCTTGGAATATTAAATCATTTATTTAAAGAATTTTCATATTTAAATGAAAAAGTTCCTATTGTAAAACAAATGTCAAAAGAGTTTTACAGAAATTACAATCAAACAAAATAAATTTTTTAATTTTTTGAAAATTGACTATATATTGATGAATATATAGATAGGAGAGAATTGAGTATGATTACGCTAAAAAGTTCAAAAGAAGAAATTAGAAAAGAGTTAATAAATAGAAAAGGTCAAGTTTTAATTTCTAATGATGTTTATGGGGATTTATTAATTGACTGTGGAAAATATAAATTGGATTATATACGAAGAATATTTTCTTTTATAACCGATGAACAATTTCTTTTATTTTATGATGATTTAATCAAATTACGAGAAAATTTGATTGAAATTCAAACAAATGAAATTCATGTTTTTTCACATCTTCGAAATCAAATAAATCTACTTAATGAAAAATCATTTAACATAAATTTTGGTGCTCCAATTACAATGTTAGATAAATCAAAAAGATTTCAAATCAGAATAGGATCATTACCATTTTTTACTTTTTCAGAAGAATTTAATTCAAAGAAAGAGTTAATAAAAAGAATGAATAATGAAATAAATTTTGTTAAAGCAAAATTTAAATCCGATTCAGTTAGCTGGAAACCCGACTTTATATTTAAAGATGTTCCAACTGTAATAATCGATAAATATAAATCTAATTTTGTTAATTTAAATTCATATCCATCTTCATTTTATACTGTATCATCGAGTTTAGCAGATAATTTAAATAAGAATCCAGATGCATATACAAAAGATGAGACTAAAGAATTACATAATTTTGCAAATAACTTATCTTTTTCAGTTACTAATAATTCAATTTTATCATTAAAATATTCATATTCTCAGTTAATAGATGCGTCTGTTCGAGATCATGAAGTTCATAAAAATTTTGGTGAAATTTATGCTTCGTTATATTATTCATTTTCAAACAAAGATGAAAGCATTTATATCCCAATGAATGGACGATTACCATTTTTTGATTTTCTTGCAATTCTAGATGAAAACGATAAATCAGTAATAGTAAAAGAAATCCCAATTAAAGGAATTGATAGTGGGGCTCCATGTGCATATACTTCTTTATTGGCATCTCTCATTTTTAAAGAGTGCAAAGAAAAAGAAATGATAAATATTTTTATCAACTATCTTCCAGTTAATTCAACGATCATATCTAAACTAAAGAAATCATCAGATAAAAAATTAAAAGAAATATTCATTGAAATCATAAAAAAATCAAAACTGGGTATATTTATTAATGAAGAAAAATCAATTTATGAGTTGATTAAACCCATCTTTAAAGATGTGGAAATTGCAAGATTATTTTGGAATTTTCTAATTGATTATATAGACATTGAACAAACACGAAATAAAATATTGATAGGAAAAGTTAGTAAAGAAGGAGAAGTAATGTTTACAAATTTTGATCCAAGAACAGTTACAATAACTAATCCCAAGAGACTCAATCAAAATGTTACGGCTATTATTACAAACAAAAAGATAAAACATGAATAAAAATGGAACGTAGAAAATACCAACTACTTTGTACTTTTGCAACGCGGGATGAATATTTACCAACGGCAAGAAGAATTCAATCATCATATGAATTACCACATAAGAAAATATTCATTTATGAAAACGAAAAAGAAAAAAATGAAATTATTTTTACATATAATATAACGCAATGCTTTCAAAATAAATTTATAGAAAATACAATATTAGTTCATAGAAATAAAAATACAAATACTGTCTATACAATAAATGCATTAAATTTTTTAATATGTGAAATAAATAATGGAGTTTTAGATAAATCATTTAAAATTAATTGGGAAAATTATAGAGATATTTTATTGCTAAATAATAAATCAGAATTGAAAAAAATAAAAATTAAATTAAGAGATGTGTTGGAAATTAATCAAAATTAACTTTGATTTATGATTTTTTTTCATTATATTATTTGTTTTAAGAAAAGCAAACTTAGATAAGGAATTATCAATAATTTAAATTCTAAGGAATACCGGTCAGGTGTTTTGATCGATAAAGATTACATCTTTATAAAGAAAGATATAAAAACGATGTTTTATATGTTTTTCAAAACATTAAATAATAATTAACAATTACCAATTAACAATTTTTATTAATTAAATTAAAAGGAGAAGTTTTATGGCAAGTTCATTAAATCTTGACATTATTCGCAAAAAGCTTCAAACACTACAAAATAGTGATGGGCGAAACAAAAACATGTGGAAACCGGAAGCAGGTAAAAACGTTATTAGAATTGTACCAAATCAATTCAACAAAGAAAATCCATTTATCGAATTGTATTTTCATTACAACATTGGAAAGAAAAAACCTCTTTCTCTATATACATTTGGAGAACCAGATCCAATCGTAGAATTCTCTGAAAAATTACAAGAAACCGGTAATAGTGAGGATTGGAAGCTTGGAAAGAAAATTGAACCCAAGTTAAGAGTTTATGTTCCAATTATCATTAGAGGGAAAGAAAAAGAAGGAGTTAAATTTTGGGGATTTGGAAAAGAAATCTACAAAGAATTAATGGATATTATGTTAGATCCAGATTATGGTGACATTTCTGATTTAACAACTGGGCATGATATAACTGTTACATATTTAACTCCAGAGGAAGCTGGAAATACTTATGGTAAAGTTTCGGTTACTCCAAAACCAAAAGTTTCAATGGCAACAGAGGATAAAGAGATCGCAACAAAGATCGTAAAAGAACAAGTTGATATCTTTACTATTTATCCAAAACCATCATATGACGATCTGAGAACTATGCTTGAAAAATGGCTTAATCCAGAAGCTCAATCAGTTAATGAAATTGATGAGAAAATCGAAAAAGCAAGAAAAATAGCTCAATCAAATAATGAAGATACTAATTATGATGATTCCGATGATTCCGATGATGTACAAACCAGTGATGAAACACCTGTTTCAACAAAAGATGTAGAAAAAACATTTGATGATTTATTTGATTAAGAAGTTTTATGACTAGAAAAAGTAAATCAGAAGATACAATTAACGAAAAGTTAGACTTAATTGATGATCTCGCAGAAAGCTTAAACTCTCAATTCAAAGGATTGAAAGTTGCATATATCTTAGATAAAGATGAAGATAACCCCGCTGAGGTTGATCATTGGGTTAGCACTGGTTCTACAATACTTGATATAGCAATTTCAAACCGACCAAATGGAGGATTACCATTTGGTCGGATTGTTGAAATAATGGGACAATCTTCTTCAGGAAAAAGTTTATTAGCAGCTCATATCGCCGCAGAAACTCAGAAGATCGGCGGATATGTTGTTTATTATGATACGGAAGCGGCTATGAGCAAAAAATTTGCTTCTGTAATTGGAATTGATTTATCAAAAATGATCTATGCCCAAATTGAAACAGTTGAAGAAATTTTTGAATCAATGGAAAAGCTTATTGAGAAAATTAGAAAGAGAGATTCTTCGGTTCCTGTTACTTTTATTGTTGATTCTGTTATGGGAGCAACAACAAAGGTTGAAATGGAAAGTGATTATGATAAAGATGGTTGGGCAACAGCAAAAGCAATCGTTCTTTCTAAAGCAATGAGAAAGATTACAAATCTTATTGCAAAACAAAAAATCCTTCTTGTTTTAACAAATCAATTACGTGATAAACTAGGAGTTACTTTTGGAAATAATGAAACAACTTCTGGTGGGAAGGCTATTGGATTTCATTCAAGCGTTAGACTTAAAATGAAAAATGTTGGACAAATCAAAGGAAAAGTAAATAATGTTGAACAAGTAATTGGAGCAGAAGTTTTAGTTCAAGTTGTAAAGAATCGAATTGGTCCTCCGTTTAGAGCAACTAAATTCTCTGTTTACTTTGAATCTGGAATCGATGATATCGATAGTTGGCTAACAATAATGAAAGATTATGATTTAGTTAAGTCGGCTGGAGCATGGTTTACATATTTTAAAAAAGATGGTGAAGAAATAAAATTTCAGAAAAAAGATTTTAATGAAAAGATTCTTATGAATCCAGAATTAAAAGAAGAAATTTATTCTCAAATCTGTGAAAATTTGATTATGAAATATAAAACAGAAAATATTGCAGAAGAAAATCTTATCATTGATGATAACGTTATTCTAGAAGATTAACATATTTTCTGTGTTAAAAATTAGGAGTGAATTAAATTTTTCATTATATTCTATATGAAGAAGATAATTCACTCTTTTTATTAACAATGAAATGAAAGAAAACGCATTAAAAAGATATACCGACCTTCTTAAGAATATTAATAATGAAAAGCCTATTTTCGATAAAGATGGTGAACAAAAAATTTTAATAGTAGATGGAACAAATACATTTATACGATGTATTAGTGTAAATACAACAATAAGTGAAACTGGTTTGCATGTTGGTGGGTTGACTGGATTTTTGGCATCTATTGGAAAAGCAATAAAGATTCTTCGACCAAATAGAGTTATTATAATATTCGATGGAAAAGGCGGAAGCTTACGAAGAAAGAAATTATTTGAGGCATATAAAGCCCAAAGAAATCCCAGAAAAAATTTAGTTTCAAAATTATTTAATACTAAAGAAGATGAACTCGAAGCAATTTCATTTGAAATGAAACGACTTTCTCTTTATTTAAAAAATCTTCCTCTTCAAACATTAGTTGTTGATAACGTCGAAGCAGATGATGTAATTGCATTTTTATGCACAGATATTTTTAGACATGATGAAAAATATATTATGTCTACAGATAAAGATTTTTATCAATTAGTAAATAGAAATACCTTTATTTGGTCTCCAATTAAAAAACAAATTGTTGATGAACAATTAATCTTAACTGAATTTGGAATACCAGCTTGTAATTTTATAATTGTTAAATCATTACAGGGTGATTCAGCTGATAATATTCCAGGAATCAACAGAATAGGAGAAAAAACAATACAAAAGAATTTTTGTGATATTTTAGAGAATAAAATTTCAATTGAAGATTTTATTTTATTTTGTGAGAAATTCAATAAAATTTCAAATGTCAATCAAAAAATAGTTGACAATAAAATTCAATTGTTATTAAATTATAATCTAATGCAGTTAGAGGATGTAGATATTTCATCGCACACTAAGATTATTATTTCAAATGCAATTAAGCAACCAATTACTAGACTGAATAAGTTTATTCTCCAAAAGCTAATTCTAGAAGATGGTATAAATACTCAAATAAAAGATTTTGAGAACTGGATTAAAGAAATTTGGTGGTTTTTAGACATTTATGCAAAGGAGTTGAATAAATAATTTATGACAAGTTTATCTAGTTTAACAGAATATGGACATAGTTTTCAAATTAAGTTAATTTCATCTTTGCTTTCGGATAAGACTTTCCTTTTGCAAATCGGAGATATTATAGAGCCCGAATATTTTGATTCAGAGGCTAATGTCTTTATATCAGAAATGACCAGAAAATATTTTCAAAAATATCAAGTTATTCCATCATTAGAAGTTCTTGCATCCGAAGTTAAAAAAATAGATAATAATCTTTTAAAAGAATCGATTAAACAAAACTTGAAAGAAGCATTCAAACAAATTAATTCTGAAGATTTATCTTATATAAAAGAAGAAGCATTAAAGTTTTGTAAAAATCAAGTTTTAAAAAAAGCTATCGAAGATTCTGTTGAATTATTAGAAATTGGTAAATACGATGAGATTAAAGCAAAGATTGATTCAGCTATGAGAGCTGGTATCGATAAAAATCTCGGGCATAATTATAAAAAAGAAATTAAAGAAAGATATGAAACAGATAAAAGATTTCCAGTTAAAATAGGTTGGGATCCAATCGATGAAATAACTGGAGGTGGACTTGGTGCTGGAGAATTGGGTGTTGTTGTTGGAGGGCCTGGTTCGGGAAAAACTTGGAGTTTAATAAATATTGCCGCAAATGCAATTAATGAAGGAAAATTTGTTATATATTATACTTTAGAGTTAGGAGAAGATTATATAGCAAAAAGATTCGATGCATTCAATACTGGAATATCATCTCAGAATCTAAAATATCATATAGAAGATATTGAGAAGAAAGTTAATTCTACAAAAGGAGAATTATTTGTTAAGTATTTTCCAACAAAATCTGCTTCTATAAATACATTAATTGCTCATATCGAAAGAGTTAAACTTCTTCATGGAAAACCAGATCTTATCATTGTAGACTATGCAGATTTATTAAAAGGAATTCCTCAAAATAAAAATGAAAGAACCGATGAAATTTTAAATAATATTTATGCAGAATTAAGAGGGATCGCAGGACAATTTGAATGCCCCAGCTGGACCGGGAGCCAAGCCAACAGATCAAGCTCTGAGCAAGATATCGTAACTGGTGATAAAATTGAAGGAGCGTGGAGTAAATTATTTGTAGCTGACTTTGTTATTTCTCTTTCGAGAAAAGTTGAAGATAAAATAAGTGGTACTGGAAGATTTCATATCATAAAAAATAGATTAGGTCCCGATGGTTTAGTATTTCCAAGCAAGATTAATTTTTCAAATGGAAGAATGAACATATATGAATCATCTACAATAGATGGAAAAGAAACTCAAAAAAGCATTGATAATTCAGAATTTACAACTCGAAAATATCTTGGGAGTAAATTAAAAGAATTGGGGATTTCTAATGGAAAAGAAAATAAATGATCTTATAGAAAAAACAAAGTATAAACAAATCAAACAAATTACATCAAACATGTTTAATGATATAGAATATAGCTTAGTTAAAGGATCTTCGATTTCTGAAATTGCTGTGTTTATTTATAAAATCGATTTACTTTTAGATGCAATTTCAATTGATCTTGTTTTGGATATAAAATATTTGAAAGAAATGAAAAACTTATTAAATACATGGATTGAAATACTTAATAAACAACGGTAGGTTCAATATGCTCGTCATAGAAACATACTTCGGTATCGATCGTAATTCCGACTTATTTCTACAAGACCTTGTTGGATACGCGACCAACAGTAAACTATTGAATCGAAAACTCCTTTACATGTAATCTCAATAGCATGAGCAGGCATATTCCCTTCGATGGGGGTAAAGGAGCAAATAATAATAAAAATAAATAGGAAAAAAATGACTGAATTTAATAATGAATTTTCAAGAGAAGTATTTGATATTACATATCGATATAAAGATGAGTCATTAGATGGGATGATTCGAAGGGTTTCACATGCCGTTGCAAATATTGAAGAAAAAAACAAAGAAGAATGGGAAGAGAAATTTTATGATTTATTGAGTGAATTCAAAGCAGTTCCAGGAGGAAGAATATTATCAAATGCTGGCACTGAGATTAAAGGCGCTACTTTGCTTAATTGTTACGTTGATGGGTTTATTGGAGAAGATAAAGATTCAATGAATGGAATCATGGATGCTTTAAAAAGACAAGCTCTCATTTTAAAATCAGAAGGTGGATATGGATTTAATATTGGAGTTTTAAGACCACGAAATTCTTATATTGAAGGAATTAGAAATCAATCTCCTGGTTCAATTAAAATGCTTGAGATGTGGGATACAACATCAAATGTAATTACATCTGGTGGAGATAAATTATCAGATAAAAAAGGTGCTAAAAAGAAGATCCGAAAGGGAGCACAGCTTGTTTGTTTACCTATTTGGCATCCAGACATAGAAGAATTTATTACTGCAAAACAAACTCCTGGGAGATTGACAAAATTCAATATGTCAGTTGGTATCACTGATGAATTTATGAATGCTGTAATTGAACATAAAACATGGAATTTAGAGTTTCCAGATTATGATCACCCAGTTGCATTATTAAATTCAAATCAGGAAGAAAAATCTGTAAAAGATTTATATAAGGAACAGTGGGATGGAAATTTAAAAGCTTGGAAAGAAAAAAAATATCCAACCAAAATCTATAAAACATTTAAAGATGCTAATGAGCTATGGGAACTTATTATGCAATCAACATACAATAGAAATGAACCAGGAGTTTTATTTCTTGATACAATTAATAGATTAAATAATTTGTGGTATGTCGAATATATTGATACAACAAATCCTTGTGGTGAAGTTCCACTTCCTATTGGTTCGGTCTGTTTATTGATGGCGATTAATCTAACGCAATATGTAAATGAATCATTAACAGATTGGGATTACGAAAAATTGGAAAGAGATATTCCGATTATCATTAGATTTATGGATAATGTCAATGAAATTGCTAATGTTCCATTACCACATCAAAAAATTGAAATGTTAAATAAAAGAAGGCTTGGTTTTGGAAGAATGGGATATGCAAGTGCATTATTAATGATGAAAAAGCGATATGGCTCTGAAAAGGCATTGGAATTAACTGAAAAATTAGAAAGTTTTATTTGTAATAAAGCATATATGGCTTCTGCAGATCTTGCAAAAGAAAAAGGATGTTTTCCACTTTACGATAAAGAAAAGTTTTTACAGAGTAAATTCTTAAAAATACTGGATAAAGATACGATCGAATATATTAAAAAAAATGGAATGAGAAATTCACATTTGATTGCATTGGCCCCAACAGGGAATACATCGATTGTTGCTAATAATGTAAGTGGTGGAATCGAACCAATTATATCAATGGAATATGTGAGATATTTTATTACGTCTATGATACCAAAAGGTCTTGATTTACCATATCAGATTGATTGGAAGAATAAATTATTTAAATCATCATCAAAATGGAAATGGATTAAAGAAGGAGATGATAATTTATTAATGATTGAATTCGATGGAGATAAATATAAATATGATGAAAATCGTGGATTAACAAAAGAAGCATCTGTAAGAGATTATGGATATAATTATTTGGTTAAATATAATCTTCTAGATAAAAATGCAGATTATCTTCCTGATATAAATAATTTAACTGTTGATGATCATGTTAACACATTAAAAATTATTACGAAATATGTTGATCAGGCAGTTAGTAAAACAATTAATTTACCAAATGAATACTCATATGAAGATTTTAAAAATGTATATTTAGATCTTTATAATTCTGGTACAATAAAAGGTGGAACATCATATCGTTGGGGAACAATGATGTCTGTTATTTCAACAAATGATAATAAGTCGGATAGTAGAGATCAAGATATTTTAATTAAAACTCATGCCCCAAAAAGACCAAAAAAATTAAAATGTGATATTCATCATGTGACTGCAAGAGGTAAAGAATGGGTTGTATTAGTTGGATGTATGAATGGAGAAAGAAATCCCGTTACTCCATATGAAGTATTTGCATTTAAAAAGAAAAATATAAATATTTCATCAAAAATAACAGAAGGATATTTAATTAAAGTGAAGTCGGGTTGTTATAATCTTGAACTTGATGTAATAACATTAGAAGATGTAACAAAGCTTTTTGAACAAGATGAAGAAGAGGCACTAACAAGAATGATTTCTATTTCAATGAGACATGGAGTTGATATAACATTTATTGTTGAACAGCTTAATAAATCAGAAGGAAATATTGCATCTTTTTCAAAGGCTATCGCTCGAACACTTAAGAAATATATTCTTGATGATGTAGATGTTGGTGAAAAATGTCCAAATTGTGGAGATGATTTAATTTATATTGAAGGATGTGTAAAATGCAAATCATGTATTTTTAGTAAATGTTAAGAATGAAAAGACGAAAATTAAAAAAATGTTATAAAGGAAGAAATTCATGATTCAAACATTTTAAATACTTATATATCAAACATAATTAAAATCATAAAAGATAATAAAATAGATAATGTTAATTTTTTTCTGTCATCCAATGATGGATATTTTAATGTAAGAAAAAGACTTTTTATGAATATTGTGAATCAATTTAAAGATAAAATAAAAGATATGAGAACAACAGATGATAATTTTCAAATAATTATAGAATGAAAGAAAGAAAAGATTTTATTGAAAGATATACAAGAGATGTATATAAACCCGAATTTGTTGATCCATATGTCAATACATTAGAATATATTGAAATAACTGATGAATCTGCTTTTACTATTAACAAAACAAAATAAAATTGAAATAGAATTTTTTCTTCGATATCATGGAATCGTTGGGAGGGAGAAAGAATTAATTTTAAGAAAACTTTTTAACATTAAAAGATAATGGGAAAATATAATTTTGATAAAAATCATTTCTCAATAGTTAAAATTTTAAAAGATATAATTCATGAAGAAATGAAATTTAAAAAGAAAAGTCTGGGATATGCATTACTCCAGGATGAACATAAAAGAGAAAAGAAATTTCCTGTTTGGTTAAATAATGCTCACTATCCAATTTTCTTAAATGAAAAAGACTTTGAAGTTATAGAAGAATCCAAAACAATAACTAAAATAAAAACGACAAAAAGTAAAAGGAGAAATAAAAATAAAAACGAATAATATACTAAAACAACAAACTGACGTTGAAACTTTATATAATCAACTTGAAACATATTGAAATTATTTTACTTTAAATCACAATCTTGCTATAGAAAAAAATAAGCAAGCCGCAAAAAGAGTGAGAGCTACCATTGATGATATAAAAAAATTAATTACTAATTATAAGAAGACATCCGTAGAAGGCTTTAAAACATGGCAAAAAACTTAGAATGATTAGATGTAACAGTATATTTATTTCAAGTTAATCCACATGGCTATAATGACAAATTTAGTTAATTTATTAGTCTCGAATCATATAAATGCATTTAAAGATAAAATAGCAGTGTTATGTGAAACCAGAGTCGAATGTGAAGAATTTAAAAGATTATATTACGATGAAATGTTTCGATTCCGTTTTGTTCATGACGAACAATCAATTTGCGGATATCAATTTCAAAAAATTATAAAATTTGGATCTTAGTATAAACGAAAAGATTTAATAAATATTCTATTAAATATTCAATCATGCTTAACAAAATAATTTTGAAATATGAATAAAATTTTTTATATTTAAAATAATAAAACAAAAATAGATATGATAATACGTAAAACATTTAAATTTGAAGGATCTCATATTGTTAGAAATTGTTCAACAGAAAGATGTAAGAGCAATATTCATGGGCATAGTTTTAAAGTTGAAATATTAATTAAAGCAGATGGATTAGACAATGGTCAGATGATTCTTGATTTTAGTTTAGTTAAAGAAATTGCGGGAGATTTTCTTGATAGCTTTGACCATACTTATTTATTCTGGAATAAAGAGCCAGATCATTTTAAAGAGTTCATTAAACAATACAGTGAAAGATGGATTTCGTTGCCAATATCATCAAGTGCAGAATCACTTGCCCTTATTATATTCTATATTATAGATAAACTATTGAAGAATGTTCAATTTGGAAATAATGAAAAAATGCCAACTTTATATTCAGTTATTGTTCATGAAACAGAAACGGGATATGCTCAGGCATTTTACGAAGATTTAACTATGCTTCCAAAACTCAAAGGATTAGAAAAAGATATTGAATTTAGCGATCAAATAAAATGGGAATGGCAAAATTCCAAATGGTTTTTAGATCTTATTAATGAAAAGAAAATTATATTAGATGAAGTAAAACAACAAATAAAATAAATAAAATTATGGATTTAACAAAAATACAATCAATAATTGAAGTGAATAAAGTTATTCAAGGAGAGGGTCTTTATGCGGGAGTTCCTCATATTTTAGTTCGTCTTTCGGGTTGTAATCTTAATTGTATGTTTTCTGATTCTTTATGTGATACTGCATATGCAAGTTGGCAACCAGAAAAAGGAAATAAAACATTGCAAGATGTAATAGATATGATAAAAGCAAATCCTCAAATTAAACATGCATTTATTACTGGTGGAGAACCAACTATTCATCCAGATTTGGTAAGAGAGCTTTCAATAATTTTTCATAATAATTTTTATAATGTAGTTGCTATAGAAACAAATGGAACACGATTTATTGAAAATTCTGGATTAGATTTTATTACTATCTCTCCAAAAATGAAGAATTCGGTTCCTATTCCTGGAAAGCCAATTGATAATAAATATGTATCTAAGAAATTTGCAACTCAAGAAGATACAGATAAACATGAAAAAAATAGAAAGAAATATGATCAAATGCAAAAATGGGTTAATGCATATAGCAAAGAGATGTTTAATGATGCATCGGAATATCAATTCTCTTCATATAATTTTCAATTCAAATTCGTAATTACTTCTGAAGAAGAATTACAAGAAGTTAAAGAAATTCAAGAGTTACTTGGTATTCCAAATGAAACTATTTATTTAATGCCAGAAGGAAATATGAATGAATATTTAACAAAAAGAAGGCAATGGTTAATTGAATTATGTATCAGAGAAGGATATAATTATACAGATAGATTACATATTTTAGCATTTGGTAACGTAAGAGGAGTTTAATAATATGAATGAAGAATTAAAATTAAAATCAAATGATAATATACATTTAGTTGAATCACAAAAAGAAGATGTGATAGAAAGAGCTACAGAAAAGTATGGTGACTTTCTAACAGCTCTTGGATTTGATTGGAAAAATGATATTCAAATGAAAGATACACCATTTAGAGTGGCTAAAATGTATGTTAAAGAGTTATTTTCTGGGACATTCTCTGATGAACCAAATCTAAAAGAATTTGATAATGAAGGTGAATATGATGGATTGGTGTTCAGTGGAAATATTGAGGTAAATAGTACATGTGCTCATCATATAATTCCATTTAGAGGAAAAGCATATGTTGCATATATTCCATCAAAAAATGGAAAAGTAGTTGGATTAAGTAAATTAAACAGAATTGTTGATTTCTATTGTAGAAGACCTCAAATTCAAGAAAACTTGACAAATCAGATTCATAAACATCTTGAAAGGGTTTTAACTGAAAACCAAGGAATAGCCGTTTTAATTGAAGCAGATCATTTATGTGTTGCTATGAGAGGAGCTAAACAAAATAGTACAATGATAACAAGTAAACTTAGTGGAGGATTTATGGATCCCACCGGTGCTTCGAGAAAAGAATTTTATGATAATATTAATTTTTTAAAGAATAAATCTTAAATTTTTTGATTTTTTATAATATATATTTGATATTAAAATATAGGAATTAGTTGGCAAGATATGATTGTTTATTTTGTTGCAAAAACTGGAGATTGGGAAGCACGAAAAAGAACGGCATGGGCAATAAAAGGAGTTGATAAAGAAGGTAGAGAATATTTATATGATAGATTTGAAGGTGAAAGTTTTGGAAATAATTTTACTTTTTTACGTGGACCAAAAGGAAGTATGAGCATTGGTAATATAATTGGAATCTATGGAAAAGAAAAGGCATCAAAAGAAGATATCTTAACAAAATTATTTTAAAAAAAGAAAATATAAAAAAGTTAATGAATTTTATTTTTATATATTTTTTAAATTAAAGTTATCGTTTATCATCCATTAAACGTTATAAATACACGGAATCGTATCAATGTTGCTATACGTAAAAATACTTGCAACAATAATTATTGATATTAAAATCATTTTATTATGAAAAAAATTAAAATCGCCATTGTAGGTATTGGCAACTGTGCGTCATCTCTGATTCAAGGAATTGAATTTTATAGAAATAAATCCGAAGAATTAAAAGGAATGACTAAATTAGATATCGGTGGATATAGAGCTAATGATATTGAAGTAGTAGCAGCTATTGATATTGATAAAAGAAAAGTTGGAAAACCAGTTCATAAAGCAATTTATGAAAATCCAAATTGCACCATCGATATAATCAAACAAGAGGATATGCCAGAGATTAATGTTATTGTTCAAAAAGGATTTATTTTAGATGGTATTTCAGAGCACATGAAAGATTATCCATTAGAAGAAACATTCGATCCTGATTATGATATTGAACCTATTGATGTAGTTCAATTGTTAAAAGATACTAAAGCAGATATTTTAATTAATTATCTTCCCGTTGGATCTCAAATTGCAACTGAATATTATGCTCAATGTGCAATTAATGCTAATGTTGCCTTTTTAAATTGTATTCCAGTTTTTATTGCATCTAATCCAGAATGGGAACAAAAATTTATTGATGCTGGTTTACCATTGGTTGGAGATGATATGAAATCTCAATTTGGTGCAAGTATTCTTTCACAGATGTTACAAGAATTAGCATTTGCTAGAGGTCATCGAGTTAAATGTCATATTCAAGAAAATGTAGGTGGAAATACTGATTTTCTCAACATGATGAATCAATCTAGATTAAAATCAAAGAAAATTTCAAAAGAAAATGTTATTAGAAGCCAATATGATATTAGGGGTGAATTACCAGATGCATTTCTTTATGCTGGACCATCTAATTATATCAGATATTATAAAGACAATAAAATATGTAATATTCATTTAGAATTAGAAGGATTTGGAAAAGCTCCGGTTTCATTAGACGCCCGACTTTCGGTGTGGGACTCTCCAAATAGTGCAGGCGTTGTTATTGATGCAATTAGATATTTAAAGGTTGCAAGAGAAATGGGTATAGTTGGAAGTTTAAAAGGACCAAGTGCTTTTACTCAAAAAACTCCACCTCTTCAAATGCAATTTAATGATACTTTATATGAATGTGAAGCACTTGCAAGAAGACATTTAACAGATATAACAAAGCAACAAATTAAAAAATAATGATTGAACGCATTGATAATTCAACTCCAATTGAAATTCAAAATTGGCTAATGTTTCCATATGAGTACTTTTCCAAGTTATTTGAAAATTTTGATCTGACTCTTCTTGATATTGGATGTGGAAATAATTTCCAGTATGAGATATTAAAATCAAGATTTCAAAAAGTGATCTCAATGGATTTTTCAACAAAAGGAGAAAATATTCAATTTGGTGATATATTGAATATCCCCTTGCCAGATAAAAGTGTTGATATGACTTTTTCATTTGAAACTATTGAACATGTTGATGATCATATAAGGGTTTGGTCTGAACTAAAGAGAGTTACAAAACATATGATAATAATTGGAAGTGTAAATAAAACAGGACCGAATTTTATAAATAATATTGAAATATTCAAAGGAGAAAAACAGCCATTTCATAAAAAAGAGCTTTCTGCCGATCAATGGAGAAACTTTTTTGGTGAAGGAATATATTTTCAAAGTATTTTAAGAGATGGTGAATGGAGAATGGCTTTAGGATTAAATAATGATGGATATAGTAATTTTTTTATTGATATTTTATGAGAAGAACAAAGCGATATTATGATACAAAAATAATTTGTTTCGATTTTGATGGAACAATAACTAAAGAAGATCTATATCCAGAAATTGGAAAAGAAATAAATGAAGAAATAAAAACTCTTATAAATGATTTATTTTTTTCTGGATATAAAATAATAATAAATTCAGCAAGAGATACTATTTACTTTGATCAAATAAAGGATTTTTTATATATGAATGATATCTATTATCATGAAATTCATTTAAAATGTAAACCAACTGCTGATTTATATATAGATGATAAAAGTTTATTTGGGAATGCTCGTGATTTAAGGTTTTTCATTGATTCATTTTTCTATAAATCAATAAATGATTTATGTGATGGAATCGCTCAAGAAGAATTATATAATAATTGTGCACTTAACATCTATGATGTTCCAGAAAATCATTTATATTGTAGAATAAACTGGACAAAACAATTTGAAGAAAATTCTTATAAAGTAATTCTTCCGTTAACCGGTGGAATGGATTCAATGACTCTTTATAAAATGGCAGAAGAATCAAAAATTCCATTTGTTTGTTATTATGTTGATATGGGTCAAAAATATTCTGATATAGAATTACAAACAATTAAAAAATTGCTTCCTAATATTCAGATTAATATTATAAAGATTGATATAAACTTCCGACAATATAAACATATCTTAACCGGAAGGAATGCTGTTATCTTATTAAAGTTAGCAGAAGAGATGAAAAAAAATAACTGGTGGGGAGATATTTGGTTTGGTAATTTGCAAGGAGAATCTCCAATTTTAGGTGGAGATAAGAGTCAAAGATTTTTTCATGATATGACAAATTTTTTTGTATTACATGGATATGATGTAAGAATATGTAATCCACTTATTGGAATTGATAAATTCGATGAAGTATCATATTGGAATGAAAGAGATATAAATATTCTCAGAAGAACTAGATCTTGTTTTGATACGACAGAAAAAGAATGTGGGAGATGTCAAAGCTGTTTCAGAAAATTTGTTGCATTTAAATATCATGGAATAGATATACGAGATCAATTTGAAAAAGTTGATTTTTCTGACCATATTAAAAAATATGAAAAAGTTTTAAATGAAGCGTTAAAAAATAAAGATTTCACTCATTATTCTGAGCAACGAATTATTAAAACTTTAAAAGTAATTGACGATTTAAAACTTGAAAATATTAATTAATTTCATTATATTGTAAATAAAACATATGGAGAGAACATTTCTTTATTTTCCATCATTTTCTGTTGGAGAATTTGCTGGCTTATTGTGTCAAGATTATAAAATCAATGATAAAGTTTCAATTAAATTTTTCTTATCTGAATATAAAAAACATCAACATCCATATTTTCTTATTTCTGCTGGACATAATTTAAAAAATTCCAGAGAAACATTTGATTGCAAAAAAGGAGAAGTTATAGTAATGGGTGATAGTGGAGGGTTCCAAATTTGCAGCGGAGTAAAAAAATGGAATGATTCTTTATTAGTAGATACATTTAATTGGTTAGAAAAAAATACTGATATTGCTATTAATTTGGATATCCCACCAAGAGCTGCATGGGCTGGGAAATTTGATAGATCTTTAGAAATAAGTCTAAAGAACTTTGAGTATTTTCATAAAAACCAAACTGGGGCAACTATGTTTTTAAATGTTCTTCAAGGAGCTAATTATAAAGAAATAAATACTTGGTATGATTCAGTTTCTAAATTTGATTTTTCGGGTTGGTCGATTGGTGGTGCAGGAGGAAGGAATTATGTTTTATTCGAAATGCTTGCAACTCTTTTCAAAAATAACGAACATCATAAAGAAACAAATAAATATCTCCATATTCTTGGAACAAGTACATTAGAACAATTTTTTATTTTAGCATGTCTTCAAAATGCACTAAATGAAGTTGGCTCTTCGATTCAAGTCACAACAGATAGTTCTTCACCTGGGTTAAGTGTTGCATTTGGAACATATTTTACTGGCATGAATCAAATTAATATTTCAATGCAAACAATAAAAATCCCAAAAGAATCAGAAAATCAACTTTATTTTCCATATACAAATGAATTTGATTCTATAATTTGGAATGTTTTAAAAGATAAACCATATGCTTGGGATAAAGATACTAGAAGTTTTATGGTTATTCATAATTTGTTTACTCTATTGAATTCTATTAAATTTATAAATAGTGTAGTTTATTCTGGAAAAAACATTATCAAACAAGTTATTAAAGAAAAAAGATTTTTGGTGATGTTCGAAGCAATTGAGAAACTTGTACATTCAAAAAATCCAGAAGAAGTGTTAAATCAATATCGAAGCATTTTTATGCAATTTGATAAACCAACAATAGCAACAAATACAGATAATGATTTCTTTACTCTCGATTAAATGTATTTAAATATTTTCTACGATAAAAGTTCTAAAATAATTCATCTTTGGGATGATGAAAAAGGTTATATTCGATTTCCATATCAAAAATATGGCTTTATTAAAGATTCTCGAGGAAAACTAACAACACTCGATGGCCATCAAGTTCGAAAAGTAACACATTGGTCAGATGAAGATGAAAAAGCTGGGAATATTTATGAAAGTGATTTAAGCCCTGAAGTTCGAACTTTAATTGACATATATTATGAATCTGATAATATTTCGAAGAATCATAATGAAATGTTCATTGATATTGAGGTTTCAACTGAGGGAGGATTCACACTGGCAGATAATCCAATTAATGAAATAACTGCTATATCTTATTATCTAAGATCATCCGATCAATTTGTAACATTTCTTCTTGATAAAGATAAAAAAATTAAGCCATTCAAAAAGAGTAAACAAATTTTATATACATTTCAAACTGAAAAAGCATTAATAAGAGCATTTATAGATGATTTTAAAAAATTAAATGTAACTATTATTTCGGGATGGAACAGTGAGAATTTTGATATTCCATATATCTGTAAACGGATTGAAATGGTATTTGGAAAAAATGTTTTATCCGAATTAAGTCCTATTGAAAAAGTTATTTTTGATGAATATGATAATACTTTTCAAATTGCAGGTATAACACATTGGGATTATATGTTATTATATAAAAGATTTACATATAATGAAGAATCATCATATGCGTTAGATGCAATTGCTAAAAAAGAATTAAAAAGAGGAAAGTTAGCATTTAAAGGATCTATCCAAGATCTTTATGAAAATGATATTAATACTTTTATTGATTATAATATTGAAGATGTCCGTCTTCTTTTAGATTTAGATAATAAACTTGCATTTATTGATACCGCAAAAAATATTTGTCATAAAGGCCATGTTCCATATACAGATCTTTTCTTTACAAGTTCAGTTCTCGATGGAGCATCTCTTACTTATACAAAGAGAATTGGAATTGTTTCTCCTAATAGAAAGAAAAAAATAAAACTAAAATTAGAAAGAAATCATTCTATTGGTGAGAAAAAAATTTATTTTAAAGATAATCTTCCAAAAAGATTTCCCAAAAAGGCCGCTCTGAAAATATGGAAAAGTCGAACGAGTGCAATTGATTTAGAATATATTGAATGGAAAGATAATTATGTAATTCTTCAAAAAGAGTTAGAAGAAAATATTCTAACTAAAATGGAAGTAAAATTAAGTTTGGTTGGTGCATATGTCAAGGAACCAGTTCCAGGAAAATATAAATGGATATTCGATTTAGATTTAACATCAATGTATCCATCATTGATTATGTCATTAAATATAAGTCCAGAAACAAAAGTCGGAAAAATCTTAAATTGGGCTCCCGAAGAATTTATAAAAAAACATGATAAAGTATATAATATTTATATACGAGGAAAGAAATCTTCTTTATCACATAATGAATTAGAAGAATTATTTAAAAGAGAAAAATATAGTGTTGCCACTAATGGTGTTTTATATGATATTTCACATAAAGGATTAATTCCAACTATTCTTGAATTATGGTTTCAAGAAAGAACGGAATATAAAGATCTTATGAAAAAATACAAAAAAGAGAAGAACAAAGAATTAACTCAAATGTATCATCTAAAACAATTAACTGCAAAGGTTCTTTTAAATGCTTTTTATGGAGTTATGGCTTTAGAATCATTTAGATTTTTTGATATCGAGAATGCAGAAGCGGTTACAATGACCGGACAAAATTTAATTGGTTTTTCTGTTAAAGCTGGAAATGCATATTTTAATAAAATATTGAAAAATCAACATATGGAAGATTTTAATATATATGTTGATACTGATAGTACGTTTATGTCATCCGTTCCAATCATTAAAAAGTTATATCCAAATGTTGATCTCAATAATAATGAAGAGATGATTAAACATACAATTAAAGTTGCATCAAAAACTCAGGATTATATTAATTCGAGTTATGATATTTATGCTCATAAATTCTTAAATCTTTCAACTCATAAATTCTTAATTAAGCAAGAAAACGTAGCAAAATCTGGATTTTGGCTTACTAAAAAAAGATATGCTCAATTGATTGTTAATGAAGAAGGAGTTATGATTGAAAAATTAGATGTTAAAGGAATGGATGTTGTTCGATCTGATTTTTCAATCGCATTTAGAGATTTCATGACTCAAATTTTAACTGATATTTTAAATGATTTTGAAAAAGATCATATTACTACTAAAATAATTGAATTTAAAAAATCATTATCTGAAACAAATATCATTGAAATAATGGCGGGGTCATCTGTCAAAAAGATTTCAGATTATGATGATGATGAAAGACCACATTTTAGAACATATAAAGGAACTCCGATTCATGTTAAAGCTGGATTAATGTATAATGATTTGTTGAAATATTTAAAAGATAATTCAACTCAACAAATTATGAATGGAGATAAAATTAAATGGGTTTATTTAAAAAAGAATCCATTAAATATAGAAGTATTAGCACTTAAAGGATATAATGATCCACAAAAGATTTTAAATTTTATTGGAAAATTTATAGACTATGAAACGACATTCGAAAGAAGAATATTAAATAAACTTCAATCATATTATGATGCACTCGATTGGGGAAAAATAATTTTAAACGAATATGCAAATCAATTTTTTGAATTTTAACAAAATTTTATTAAATTAAAAATAAAACAATGAAAAAAGAAAAAATAGAAAAATTCATTAGTAAATATTATCTTGGTGGAAATATCGAATCTGTCAAATTTGAAATTAATGAAAAGAAACTTAAGACAAAGTTTCAAACTGAAGATAAAACATTATTAGGTATTGTTTTAATTGATGATTTTGATTTAGAAGATTCTGAATTTGGGATATTTGATACATCTGAATTTCAAAAGATTCTGGGTGCAATGGAGGATGAAATTAATATTAATCTAAATATTATTGATAATCGATTAGTTAGCATCAAATTAACTGATACACAGTTAAAAACTATTTATGTTATAACTGATCCAGAGATTGTTCCAAAGGCATCATCATTAAAAAAGCTCCCAGATTTTGAAGTTGAAATGGATGTAACAGAAGAATTTGTCAGCAATTTCTTAAAAGGAAAATCAGCTTTATCGGATTCCAAAAATGTTGCATTAAATACATTAACCGATGAATTAGAATTTATCATTAATTATTCTGAAATTAATACTTCGAGAATTTCATTTAAGGAAAAAGCAAAAATCGATGGATCAATAAATTATATTTCATTTAATTCCGATTATTTAAAAGCTATATTAGTGGCTAATAAAGATAGTAAATCAGCTAAAATGAAAATCAGTTCAAAAGGTCTTATGGAGCTTGAATTTAAAGGAGATGGATTTTTTTCAAAATATTATCTTGTTCAGTTACAGTATTCATAATCATGATAAATATAAAAGATCTTATAAAAGAAAAAGAAAAGTTTTTTGGAATAACAAGATTTCAAGTTGAAAATCATATGAAATTTCCATTTAGAAAAGATAAAAATAATGAATAGAACAGAACATTCAATTTGGGTAGAGAAATATCGACCACAATCTCTCGATGATTATATTGGAAATGATCATATCATTGATAAAGTAAAGATTTATTTAGAATCAAATGATATCCCAATGCTTCTTTTTATTGGACCATATGGTACTGGAAAAACTACTCTTGCTAAAATAATCGTTAATTCAATTGATTGTGATAATCTTTATATAAATGCGGCAGATGAAAATGGAGTTGAAACCATTAGAAAGAAAGTAAGTAATTTTGCAAGTACTGTTGGATTTAATGCTATTAAAGTAGTAATCTTAGATGAAGCACACCAGTTAACATTTCAAGCTCAACAGATTCTAAATAATATTTTAGAAACATTTAGTAAAACTACAAGATTTATTCTAACAAGTAATTTTATTGAAAAGATTGCTGGATCAATAGTTAGTCGAAGCCAAGTATTTCAGATTATTCCTCCAAGAAAACCCGAAGTTGCTTCACATCTTGCTAAGATTTTACAAAAGGAAAATGTAGAATTTACAAAAGAAGATATTGCTTTATTGGTTAATTCACATTTTCCCGACATTAGAAAAATTATCAATACCGCTCAAAGTTTTAATGTTAATGGAAAATTAAAACTTGATAGAAGTGAAATAATTGAATCTAATTATTTTCTAAAGGCAATTGAATTATTAGTTAATTCAAAAAGTAATTCAAAAACATATCAAGAAATTCGTCAATTATTTGCTGATAATAAAGTAAAACAATTTGAACAATTTTTTAGATTATTATATGAAAATTTAGATAAGATTTCATCTGATCCAACAAAACAAGCGCAAATAATCTTATCAATTGCAGATGCACAATATTATGATTCTCTAGTTATAGACAAAGAAATTAATGTGATGGCCTTAGTTGTTAAAATATTGGAACTGTAAATTTAAAAATTTTGATTTTGTCTCATATATATTGTAAATAAAATGTTATTTTGAGTTATGCTTAATGCTACGTTATTAAATATGAAGTTATCTTCTTTCATGGATCCCGATAGTCCATTTTTTACTGAATTTCCTGAGAATGAATTTGATATTTCGGATTTATGGGGAGATGCTATGAATTCATATTTGCAAAACATAATTCCACCGAGTACAACATTATCGAGTGCAATTCAATTATTTAAACTTCAAGTTATTGGAATAATGAATGAAGGAATGTTTGAAACTGTTTTATCGACTTCACTTTTGAGTTTAGCAGGAACATTAGCGGTAGGAATGGCTCCATCTTTTGTAGGAACTCCACCACCCATTCCAATAATCTTAACTCCGGTGATAATACTAGGATTCAATTCAAAAATTCATACACCAATAATAAGTTTATTAACAACTACAATTGATTTATGGTTTCGTACAGGATTAGCAACAAATCCAGTAAGTGGAACTGTTATACCTTGGAATTAAAATGGCAGAGAAAAGAGAAAGATATTCAATAATAGATTTTATAAAAAATATCACTATAAATAAAGTACCATGGACTGAATATTCAGAAGTAAATCAAAAAGATTTTTCGGGTTTCATGATTCAAAAATGGATGTCAATGAATTATGATTTAATTGAATTCATAAATTCATTACAAAAATATTTACCTCTGTTAGATAAAGAATATTTTTATAAACTTTATTTTAACATTTTACCAAAAGAAAATATTTATATTAAATATGTAAAAGGAAATAAATCAGAAAAACTTAATCCAGAATTAATTTCATATTTAAGTAAATATTTTGAGATCGGAAATGATCAAGCAGAAGAATATGCAGTTTTATTTTTAAGTTCGAAAAACGGAACGGAAGAATTAAAATCAATTATTCAAAAGTATGGAAAAACAGATAAAGAAATTAAAAAAATAATAACAGTAAAATAAATGAAAAAATTAACACCTTATGATGATCGAGTTGTCATTAAAAAAGTTGAAGAATCGGAAATGACAGCAAAAGGAATATTTATTCCAAAAATTGATAAAGAAGGAGCAACAGCTCTTGGAGAAGTAATTGCGATTGGTCCTGGAAGACTTAATATTTATGGAGATCGAATTCCAATGGAGACCAAAATTGGTGATAAAGTATTATATGCTACTTTTGGTGTTCATATTATTGAAATTGATGATGAAGAATATTTGGTTTCAAAAGAAGTAGATTTAGTAACAAAAATAGAAGAATAGTTATAGAAACTGTTTGGATTTATGGCGAAAATAAAGGCCATTTTTATATAGTTAAAAACTTCAAATTACATGGGAAATCATAAGAGTTTTTACAACCAAAGAAGTTGTGGTTACATAATACAAGTCAATAAATCATTTTGTAGGACCAATAATTTTAAATACCGCAGTTCATGAACCAGAAGTGAAATGGAAAGGTGCTTATTATCCTTTAGCGTAAATAAAAGAAATTATTCAACAATAAAAAAATGAAATTTACTCATTTGATAAATTGTTAATAAGCAATTAAATAAAATGTAAATCAAAAATGGAGAGTAAATTATGAATAAAATTGTAGTAAACAAAGAGTATAATCCACATATAACAATAGCATACGTAAAATCAGGAAAAGGCGAAAAATACAAAAGAAAATTTGATAAGAAAATGAGTTTAAAACCAAAATATTTTAGTTTTTCATCACCAAATTATCAAAAAGTAGAATTTAAAAAATAAAGGAGAAATATGAAGATTAAACAAATTAAATTACACGAAGATGCAAGAAGTTACATGAAGAATGGAATTGATATTTTAGCTGAATCAGTTAAGGCAACTCTTGGACCAGCAGGTAGGAATGTAGTTGTTGAAGATGAATTTGGAGGACTTATTTCAACAAAGGATGGAGTTACAGTTGCTAAGAGCATAAAATTAGAAAATCCATTTGAAAATGTTGGTGCACAAATGGTAAAAGAAGCATCAATTCAAACAAATGAATCGGTGGGGGATGGTACAACAACATCAACTGTTTTAGCGCATGCAATTATAAGTGAAGGATTAAAGAGTCTATCTGTAGGTGTTAATGCAATTGAATTAAAAAGAGGAATTGATAAAGCTACAAAATTAATAGCAGATGATTTAAAAAATCAAAGTATCCAAATCACTAAAAATGAAGAAATTATAAATGTTGGAACTATTTCTTCCAATGGAGATACTGAAATTGGTAAATATATTGCAAAAGCTATGGATGAAGTTGGCCGTGATGGTGTTATCATGATTGAAGATGGATCAACCGAAGATAGTTTAGAAATTGTCGAAGGTATGCAATTCGAAAGAGGATATCTTTCTCCATATTTCATAAATAATAATTCTACTTTCCAATGCATAATGGAAAATCCATATATTTTACTGTATGATAAAAAAATAAGTTCAATTAAACCACTTGTCAAATTATTAGAGCAAGTTGTTTCAGAAAATAAACCTTTATTGATTATTGCTGAAGATATTGAAGGTGAAGCCTTGGCAGTTTTAGTTGCAAATAAAGCAAGAGGAATCATGAGTGTTTGTGCGGTTAAAGCACCGGAGTTTGGAGATAGAAGAAAAGAAATTTTAGAAGATTTAGCAGTATTAACTGGTGGTCAAGTAGTATCTCCGGAAAAAGGAATGTCATTAGATAAAATTAATTCTTCGGTTTTTGGAACAGCAAGAACAATAACAATTGATAATAAGAAAACAACTATTATTGATGGAAAGGGTTCCGAAAAAGATATTATTAAGAGAGCTGAAGAAATTAAAACTCATATTGAAAAATCAACTTCTGATTATGAAAAAGAAAAATTACAATCAAGATTAGCTAAATTTTCTGGTGGTGTTGCTATTATCCATATTGGGGCTCAATCTGAAATTGAAATGAAAGATAAGAAGATGAGAACCGAAGATGCTTTACATGCAACAAAAGCGGCAGTTACGGATGGAATTCTTCCTGGGGGTGGTATAGCTCTGAAGAATGCGGAAATAAATATTCTAAATAAAATGAATGAAATATCTTTTTCTTCTGAAGATGAGAAAATTGGTTTTAATATTTTATTGAGGTCTCTTAAATCTCCATTTAATATGATCATTGAAAATAGTGGAAAAAATGGAGATGCAATCTGGGAAAGAATTCTTAATCAAAATCATCAAGAAAAAGATTTGAGAATCATAAATAATAACACAAAAATAGGATATGATGTTAAAAATGGAGAAATAATTAATATGTTAGAATCAGGAATTATAGATCCAACAAAAGTATGTATTACATCTTTACAAAAAGCTGCTTCAGTAGCTGGAATGATACTAACCACAGAATCTATTATTTGTAATAAGATTGATAAGAATGATAAAGAAATAAATCCAGATGAATTATTTTGATAATTCATAAATTTAATTTAAATTAATAATATGAAAAATAAAATTGACCACACCGAAATTAAAAAAAATCATAAAAGAAAAATATAATGAAGAACGAAAATATCATCAGCCTGTTTATCTTTATGAGTTCTTAATAGACGGATATTTAAAATGGAAGGCAAAACATAAAATGAAAATTGCATTAAATGCAACTAAAAAAGAAATGAAAAAGAATGTAAAAAGATCAAACATTTCACTAAGTTCCCAATCAGAATTGCATCTTTACAACGCAGAAAAAAAGTTTATGGAATTAAATAACTGGTTATTTGAGCTTCCACTTAGTAGAATATCAGAGCAATGTAAGCAACAAATACGAGAACTCATTCTCGTTGATTTAAATTATTCAACTGATGATTTTGTTGAAAAAAGAATAAATATTCAATCAAAAAAGTGATTTCAATACCAAGTACAGATTAAATCAATATAATAACATGGAACAACAAAGACAGATTAATATAGATCCAGTTAAAGATGGACAACAAATGATATGCAAAGAATGTGGTGGAAAAGTATTTGATAATGCATTACTTCTCTATAAAATAAGTGCAGTATTAATGGGACAAGAAACCATTGCACCAATACAAGTTTTTATATGTAAAAACTGTGGAACAATTGTTGAAGAATTACTTCCTGAAAATGTTATAAAATAATGAAAGATAATTTGGTTTATGCTAAAGCCAATGCTCTTGGACTTAAAACAATTTCATATTCACAATTTTCATTGTTTTATAATTGCCCATTAAGTTGGTATAGAAAATATGTTCAAAAAGTAAAAGATTTCAATCCAAGTATTGAATTAGTATTTGGATCGGCGTTCCATACAGTTATTCAAGAATATCTTACTATTTATTTTAATGAAGGTACTCTTAAAGCCGATTCAATGGAATTAAATAGGATGTTATCAGAACAAATGAAAATTGAGTACAATAATCTAATGAAAAATAGCACAACTCAGTTTACAAATAAAGACCAGATGACCGAATATTATATAGATGGAACAGAAATTCTTGATTTTATTAAGAAACATAAAAAAGATTATTTTGATAAAAATGAATATGAATTATTTGGAATTGAATATGAATTGATTGTTCCAACAGATATAAATCCAAAAATTGGAATCGTGGGATTTTTAGATATTGTATTAAAAAAAAGAGAAAAAGATATTTATTTTATTCGAGATTTTAAAACATCATTTAGAGGTTGGAAAGATAATAAGAAAAAAGATTTTGCTACAAGAAATCAAGTTCTTCTTTATAAAAAATATTTTGCTAAACAATTAAATATTCCAATTGATAATGTTTCGGTTGATTTCTTTATTTTAAAAAGAAAACTTTGGGAAAGTGAATTTAAACAGAAACATGTTCAGATTTTTAAACCAGCTTCAGGAAAAGTTTCAATGAAAAAATTTGAAGAAGAGTTTAATAAATTCGTAAATATTTTTGATGAAAATGGAGTTGTTAAAGAAGGAATAATTTTTGGAAAAGCATCAGATAAAAAAAATTGTAAATATTGTGCACTTAAAGGAACTAATAATTGTAATAAATTAACAAAATTAATAAAACATGGCGAAAGTAATAACAGCGATTGAAACTTTTGATTTTACTGATTTTAACTATTCTGATTGGAAGTTATTTCTTGCTGGAGGAATAACTAACGTGGCAGATTGGCAATCAATAATTATCAATAAACTTAAAGATGTCAATAATCTAATTTTATTCAACCCGCGAAGAAAAAATTTTCCTATTAATGATCCCAATGCAAGTAAAGAACAAATAATTTGGGAATACAAATATTTAAAAGAAAGTGATTTTATTCTTTTTTGGTTTGGAAAAGGATCTCTCAATCCGATTGTTCTTTATGAATTAGGGTTGCACGGAAATTCGGTCAAAAAGAAAAAGATTTTTATTGGGATCGATCCAGAATATGAAAGAAAACAAGACGTTGAAATACAAACACAATTAGCAAGACCGGAGATAAAAATTGTTTATTCACTTGAAAATCTTGCAGATCAAATTAGAAAGTATATAAGTAATTTATCAATTTTAATTAACAAATGAAAACAATTGCGCAACAACTTAATATCAAAGATTTTCCATATATTATCAAAAATGAAAATGGAAATCAAATCTATTATGAAAATTCTGATGAATATTGGTGGAAACAAGAGTTTGATCAAAATGGAAATCAAATCTATTTTAAAGATTCTGATGGATATTGGTGGAAACAAGAGTATGATCAAAATGGAAATCAAATCTATTATGAAGATTCCAATGGAAAAATCATTGATAATCGACTAAAGAAAGAAATTATAATGGATGAAATCGCCAAGAAATTTGGAATTCATATTAGTCAATTGAAGATTAAGAAATGAATAAAAATCCATCTAAACTTTACATTGGTATTACTGGATCTGAGAGATATGAAAGAAAAACAGAAATTAAAGATGTTATCTTTCAAATTAAAAAATCTTTTGGTAATAAATGTGTGATAGTTTCAAAAGGATCTTTAAATGGAGCAGATAAATATATTCGAAAATCATGCCTTGAATTTGAATTGGAATATGAAGAGTTTTCACCATCTCATTTAACAAAAACATTATATTCGGTCCTACCAGATTCTTATTATGGCAAGCCATTTTCAGGACGAGATGCTTATCAACGAAATAGATTTTTATTGAATCGAGTTGATCGACTTATTATATTTAGATTTGAAGATGATCAAGTTATGATTGATTTAGAAAAGATAGCAAATAAAAAAAATAAAAAAATAAAATTATTCATATATTATGGACAAATTTCAACCGGGAGAAATTAGAAATGGATTCCCAGTTCTTCCCCAAGAAGAACGAAAAACTATTTTATTAATGTCAGATGATTTACGATTTCCATCTGGAGTTGGAACAGTTGCGAGAGAAATCGTACTCGGAACATGTCATTATTTTAATTGGATTCAGATTGGTGGTGCAGCTAAACATCCAGAAGCAAATAAAACAGTTAGTTTGGATAAATTAATAACCAAAGAAACTGGGGTTTTGGACCCTTCTGTTATTATTTATGGTGTTAATGGATATGGAAATCCTCAATTAGTAAGGATGATAATTGCACGTCATTCACCATCTGCAATCTTTCATTTTACAGATCCAAGATTTTGGGAGTGGTTATATAGAATGAATGGAGAATTAAAAGTTCAAATTCCTTTGATTTATTATGATCTTTGGGATGATTTACCAAGTCCAAACTATAATACAGCATTTTATCAATCATGTGATTTATTAATAAATATTAATAGACAAACTCATTTAATGGTAGAATCTTTACTTGAAAAAGAAAATACATGTGATTTATATTATAAGAAAAAGAAACAAGATCTTTCAAAAATTCTATTAGATTATGTTCCTCATGGAATAAATCCAAAATCATATTTTCCATTACATCCAAATGATGATCAAGTTATCAAATATAAACAAAAAATATTTGGAAATAAAGAACTTGACTTTGTTGTTTTTTACAATAATAGAAATGTTCGAAGAAAACAAACAAGTGATGTAATTCTTGCTTATCGTCATTTTTATCTTTCATTAGATAAAGAAAAAGCAGAAAAATGTGCATTATTATTGCATACTGTTGGAAGAGATGAAAATGGAACTGATTTATTCAGGGTTATTAATGATCTCGCTTTAAACATGAATATTTATATTGACGAAGATAAAATTGATTTGAAACAAATGAATCTTCTTTATAATATAGCAGATGTTACTATTAATATTGCGAGTAATGAAGGATTTGGATTATCTTCTGCTGAATCTATTATGGCTGGAACCATGATTTTAAATAATGTAACCGGTGGATTGCAAGATCAGTTAAGATTTGAAGATGAAAAAGAAAATTGGATTAGATTTACGGAAGAATTTCCTACTAATCATAATGGAAGATATAAAAAATGTGGAATTTGGGGAATTCCAATTTTTCCTAAAACACGATCATTACAAGGAAGCATTCCAACTCCGTATATTTTTGATGATAGATGTGATTGGGAAGAAGCGGGAAATAAATTAATTGAAATATACAATATCCCAGCTAAAGAAAGAAGAGAAAGAGCACTAAAAGGAAGAGAATGGATGCTATCAGAAGAAAGCAGAATGTCATCATCGGAAATGAGCAAATTGATTGTTCAAGATATAAATATTCTTCTTGAGAATTGGAAGCCAAAGAAACCATTTGAATTAATTGATACTAATAATCCATTAAAAATTAAAACAGTAGGAATTTTAAAATCTGAATTGTAAATATGAAAAAACTTTGTTTAATCGAAAGCCCAATAAGAACTGCTTCTGGATATGGAGCACACAGTCGAGACATCAGTAAATCACTTGTTAAATTTTTATCACCAAAAGAATGGAACTTCATTTGGGTTCCTTTGCCATGGGGAATAACTCCGGAAACAGAATTAAATCCAAATGATCCCGAAGATAAATTTATACTCGATAATCTTATTAAATCAAATCAATTACCAAAGTCCCCAGATCTACATATTCAAGTATCTATTCCATCAGAATTCAGAAAAATCGGAAACTTTTCAATTGGTATAACTGCAGGAACAGAAACAAATATGGCAAGCATCGAATTTATACAAGGCTGTAATAAAATGGATTTGATCATTGTTCCATCAAAATTTACAAAAGAAGTTCTCGAATCAACTAGATGGCAACGTAAAAATCAAATAACAAATGCAGTTGAAGAAGAAATACTTTTAACAAAACCAATTGAAGTATTATTCGAAGGATTGAATACAAATATTTATAGAAAAATAAAAGATATTCTTCCTTCTGTTTCGAATGAATTAGATAAAATCCCCGAAGATTTTTGTTTTTTAGCAGTTGGACATTGGCTTAAAGGAAACTTTGGGCATGATAGAAAAGATTTAGGAATGATGATAAAAACGTTTTTAGAAACGTTTAAAGATAGAGAAGAACAACCAGCATTATTATTAAAAATTGCAGGAGGAAGTTTTTCAAAAGTAGACGAAGAATGGATAAGGGGTCGAATTGAAGATATTAAAAAAATGGTTCTTCCACTTGATGGATTTCCAAATCCAAAGCTTCCAAATATATATGTTCTTTATGGATCGTTAACTGATGATGAGATGAATAGTTTATATAATCATTCAAAGGTAAAAGCTATGGTTTCTTTTACTCATGGAGAAGGATTTGGAAGACCATTGCTCGAGTTTTCTATAACGGGAAAACCAATCTTAGCATCAAAGTGGTCTGGTCAACTTGATTTTCTATCAAATGGTCATGCAATTTTATTAAAAGGAAAAACCGAAAAAATAGATTCTTCTGCAGTTTGGGATCATATTTTATTAGAGAATTCTGAATGGTTTAGAGTTGATTATGATTATGCATCTATTAAAATGGATATGGTGTTTAATCATCCCGGTCAATTTATTGAAATGGGTAAAAGACAAACAAAAAATGCTTTGAATTTTACAATGGAAAAAATGACCGAAAAATTTGATAATATAATTAAAAAACATTATATTAATAATTCAACTTCTATTGTTTTACCCGAACTTCCTAAACTAAGAAAGATTTCAGATATCAATGAAAAAAAAGAAGTTAAAATACCAGATTTAAGTAATTTAGAAGGATTTAAAAATTTACAGAAACTAAAATTTAATCAACATGAAATGCCCAAATTGCCAAAATGAACATATAGAAATAGATAATAATGAAAAAAGAACGTGTTTAGATTGTGGATTTTATACTGAAAAAGGATATAACATTCTAAACAAATTTGTTATTTTTCAATCTATTCCTGAATTATTTAAAGATTTGTGTGTAGAAGCGGAAGATCAAAGTATTTGGTTTCCAACTGTTTTAAATTGGGAAGGCGTAGGAATTTTATTTCCAGATGGTAAAAATAAAGATGAATGGGAATGGGTAGTTGCACCAAGTATAAACATTCCAAAAGAAGTAAGAAAGAATTTTCCGGTAAAAGGTCAGCCTGGAAAATATCATAAAACAAAAATATCATTTAAAGATTCTATTAAATTTGGTAAGAACTTTAAATTGGCTATGACCTTTTTATTTAACTTAAAGAATAAAGAAGATTAAAAAATGGGAGAACATTTTTCATTAGAAGAAGAATTAATTCAGAATATATAATAAACGTCAAAATAAATCAATCTATTGTTTAACTTTATCAATTGTTAATCAACCACAAATTAAAATACACGAACAGATAAATATAGAATAACAATGAAAATTTCATATGCAATAACAGTTTGTAACGAATATCTTGAATTAGAACAATTATTGGCTCAGCTTAATAAATTTGTTATAAGAAATGAATTATTTGAAATTATAATTCTTAAAGATAAAGGAAATACAACTCCAGAAGTTGAAAAAACAATTGAAAAATATTCTTCTCTCCTTCCGATTAAATCATATGAGCACACATTGAGAAAGAATTTTGCTGCTCACAAGAACTTTCTAAATTCAAAATGCAAACTTGATTATATATTTAATTTAGATGCAGATGAAATTCCAAGCTCTATCTTATTAAAAGAAATTCATCAAATTCTTAAATCGAATGAATCAAATGAATGTTGGTTAGTTCCTCGAATTAATATAGTCAAAGGATTAACTGTTGGACATTTACAAAAATGGAATTGGCATATTGATGATAAAGGATATATTAATTGGCCTGATTGGCAATTACGAATATATAAAAACAAGAAAGAAATTCAATGGGAAGGCAAGGTACATGAAAGACCAGTTGGATATACTCAACTTGGAAAATTACCTCAAGATGATAAATTTGCTATTCTTCATGTGAAAGAGATTGCAAAGCAAGAAAAACAAAACGAATTTTATAAAACAATTTAATATCTAATTAATTAGAAAGTCAATTACTAAAAATGAATTGACAACTATTTTGGATTTTATTAAAAAACAAAGAATATGGCATATCTATTTAACGAAGCACAATTAAAAGCTCAACCAATATTTAAAAAAATAAAAAGATTGATTGAACCACAAATCCAACAGTGTAAATCATTTTGCGTTGTTGGTTGGAGATATGATAGTGGTGTCAATATATTTCCATATTTACATCAATATGGAGATGTTCATCTAGTTGAAGCATTTTCTCTAAATATAGATGATTTTAAGAAAAAGGGATTTGATTTTGTTAAAACAAAACATGATGACATTCAAAATTATAAGCAAATCTTTAGTAAGAATGAAATTGATTGTTTAATATGGCAAAACGGACCTGAACATGTTGATAAAGAATCGGGAATGAATATGCTGAAGATTCTACCAAATTGGTTTGATGTAGTTATTATCGAATCAATATCTCAACCAGAAGATCATAATCTCGGAATGATATTTGGAAACCCATATGAAAATAGAATATCTGAATGGAATATGGAAGATTATTGTCAAACAAAATATAGGACAATTGATTATCATTATGGAATATTCGCAATAAAATCAAATTTAAAGAAAAAAATAAATGAATGAAAAAACAAATCTAGGTCATTTAATGATCGATATTGAATCAATGGGTAATAAAAGTAGAAGCGCTATTGTATCTATTGGAGCAGTTGAATTTGATATAAATACTGGAGAAACTGGGAGAGAATTTTATGAAACTATTTCTCTTCAGTCTTCTATGGATGCTGGATTATATTTGAATGGAAGCACTATTTTATTTTGGATGGGACAATCAGAAAAAGCTCGAAGAGAAATTATAGAAGCGAAAGACAGTCTTTCAAAGGCTTTATTTAATTTCCGAGAATTTGTTCAATCTCTTAATCCATCCGAATTAAAAGTTTGGGGGAATTCGGCTCGATTTGATTTAGGAATTTTAGAAGATGCATATATTGCATTAAAACATAAAGAAGTTCCGTGGAATTTTAAAAATGAAAGAGATGTTAGAACTTTGGTTGGGTTTGCTCCTGAAATAAAAGAAAAATATAAAAAAGAAGACATTGCAAATTTAATTCCAAATGGAATTCTTCATCATCCACTAACAGATTGTAAACTTCAAATTCTTTATTGCACCGAAATTTGGAACAAATTGAAAATTGATTATTATGAAATGTAGAAGTTGTGGAGCTATTTTAAATGATGATACTTCAAGAGAAATTTTTGATTTTGGATTTCAACCTTGGTGTAATAACTTTTTAAAAAAATCAGAAATCAGAACCGAAGCATATTATCCATTAAAAATGATTTATTGTAAAAAATGTGAATTATTACAATTAACTCATACCGTTCCAAAAGAAGTTATGTTTAAAAATCATACATATGTATCCGGTACTACTAAAACATTAACCGATCATTTTTATGAATTAGCTAAAGAGAATATTGAACAATTTTCATTAAAAGATGGAGATGTTATTATTGATATTGGAGGCAATGATGGAACACAGTTAAAACAATATGAAAAAATAAATCCAAATCTCGAATTGATTAATATTGAATCTGCAGATAATATCGCAAAAATATCTATGAGAAATAAAATATTTACTATTAATGAATTTTTCAATGAAGAATTAGCAGAAGAAATAATTTCAGATGGTGTTAAAGCAAAAATTATTAATGCGGCGGGAGTATTCTTTCATTTAGAAGAACTACATTCTGTTTTAAGAGGAATCAAAAAACTTTTAGATGAAAATGGAGTTTTTGTTATTCAATTTATGTATGCTGGTCAGATAATAGATAATAAATCATTTGATATGATTTATCATGAACATCTTTGTTATTATACATTAAAAAGTTTAGAAAATCTTCTTAATTTATATGATTTAAAAGTTTTTGATGCATATCAGTCTTCAATTCATTCGGGAAGTATTATTGCTAAGGTATGTCATTTCAAATCTAATTTTAAAACAACTGAAAGATATTTGTTCACCAGAGAAACAGATAAAAAATATAATGAGTATGAATTTTTAAAAGTAAGCTCTCGTATTAAAAATCAATTAAAGAAATTAAGAGATCTTATTCTTAACATTTATATTACATTAGATAAAACAATCTACGCATTTGGTGCTCCGGCAAAAGGAAATACTCTATTAAATTATTTAAATCTTGGATACCCAACTATTAAAAAAGCAGTTGAAAAAAATGATTTAAAAGTTGGATTATATCTTCCACAATCTTATATTCCAATTGAAAAAGAGTCAAAAGATGATTTACCTGATTATTATCTATTATTATCACATAATTTCAAAAATGAAATTCTTGCTAATTACAAAGATGAAATAAATAACAATAAAGTAAAGTTCATAGTTCCATTTCCAGAAATCAAAATAATTGATCATATAGAATGAAAGAAAATATTTATATAACTGGAATCAATGGATTCATCGGAAGAAATTTAAAAGAATTTTATGAAGATCATAATATCTACGGACTTCTCAAAAAATATGAACCCGAATATGTTAAATCCAATATAATTAATTTTTCTCCCGATTATATTATTCATTGTGCTGCAGAAATATATGATGAAGATAAAATGTTTGAGTCTAATATTTTATTGACAAAAGCAATTTTAGATGCATGTCGAGAAGTTAAGAATCTAAAAAAACTGATCATAATTGGTTCATCGAGTGAATATGGAAGAAAGACATATCCCATTTCAGAAGAATGTAATCTTGATCCAACAACAATATATGAAGCAACAAAAGGAGCTGCAAGTTTATTAGCTCAAGGATATTCAAAAACATATGATATTCCAATCACAATAATAAGACCATTTACTATTGTTGGAAGATATGAAAAATAACATAAATTTTTCCCTCAAATTATGAGAGCATATAAGAGAGATGAAATATTAAATCTTTACCCCAAGCCAGTTCATGATTATGTATTTATTGATGATTTTCTATCTATATTCGAAACAATTCGACTTTTCGATGAAAAAGAAAAATTCAACTTGATAAATGTTGGATCTGGATTTCAAGTATCTAATGAAGAAATTGTTAGAATATTTGAAGAAATTTTGTTTTATCGATTTAAAATAAATTATATTAAAGATAATATGAGATCATTTGATTCGTTTCATTGGCAAGCAAATCCATTTAATTTATTTCATAAATATCATGTCTTATTTAAATATAATCTTTATACTGGTATTGATAAATTTTGGGAAGATTGTGTCAAATTAAAACTTTACGATGAATAGATTATCAATTAAGCAAATAAACGGAAATAATTTTGAAATTCCAGTTAATGAAAATTTAGAAAAGCATTTTGGTTCTATTTCTAATTATATGTTTGATGCACCAAACTATGCTTTTACTATCTTAAAACAAATCGAAGAATACAAAATTTATTTTAATCTCTTTAAAGGAAAAAAAGATTTAACTGTTTTAGATATTGGAGCGAATATCGGACTAGTTGCAATTCATATTCTTCCTGCATGTAAAAAATTAATATGTATTGAACCAACACCAAGCCATTTTGAATTATTACAAAATATAACAGCTGGAACGGGGATTGAATGTTATAATTTTGCTGTTAGTAATAAAACTGGGAAGCAAAGGTTTTTATTAAGTGATAAAAACTCTACAACTAATTCATTAATTGAACAAAAAACACATTCGGATAATATCGAGGTTAATACAAAAACATTAAGTCAAACTATTGATGATTTAAATTTAGAATTTATTGATATTATAAAAATGGATATTGAAGGATCCGAGTTTTTAGTTCTTAATGATGAAGAGATAAAAAAATGTTCGGATAAAGTTGGATTATATTATATCGAAACACATGCAATTGGTGATAAAGATCATAATTTTTTCAAAGGTATCTTTTTTGGCCTATTCAGTAAACATAATTATAAAATTAATAATTTAACATATGATTCCTTCATTGCTTTTAAATAAACTAGAACAAAGAATTTTAGAAATTAGTTATAAACATGGACTTAGTCATTTAAGTAGTTGTCTAACTTCATTACCAATTATTCTTGAAATATATCAAAAATTATCTATATATGATAAATTTGTATTATCTTCAGCTCATTCTGGTCTTGCTTTATATGTTGTATTAGAAGAATATTTTGGATACAATGCGGAAGAATTATTTAAAAATATAGGAATTCATCCACTTCGTCGTTTATCAAAACAAATAAATGTCTCTGGCGGTTCTCTCGGGTCTGGTATTTTAATTGCTACTGGAATGGCAATTGTGAATAATCATAGAAATATTCATTGTTTAATTAGTGATGGTGAATGTGCAGAAGGATCTGTTTGGGAAGCATTAAGATTCATCAATGAACATAAATTGAGTAATCTAAAAGTATATGTTAATATAAATGGATATAGTGCATATGATAAAATTGATGTTGAATATTTAAAGAAAAGACTGATTTCATTTTCTCCAGAAATTATCATTAGAGAAACAAATGTTGATAGATTTCCATTTTTACGAGGAATTGATGCACATTATTATAAACTTTCTAAAAAAGATTTTGAAATCAAATAAAATTTCATTAAATTAATAAAATCAATGATATAAATATACTTTATGTATTTGAATACAAGAAAGTATTTAATCGTTATAAACATATGATTGGTGAAAAAAGTATTACATGAAAAAAAATAAAATGAAAAAATTAATAATAATCAATTCTAGTTCGATATAATATTAATAGTATGTTGTTACAACAACCGTTAGCGCAATGGAACAACATAAAATAAAAAAAATAGAAAATTATGAAAGAAAATTTATCATTATTAACAAACAATTATTCTCTCGACTTTCGACTGAACTATCAATAAATGAAATCGATGAATTAGAGAAAAGATTAAAAGAAGCTAACTTTTTTGAACCAGAAATCAAACAACATCCTGGAAAAATCATTTTTTCACAAGCTATAATTGATGATTTATTGAATAATCCAATTGTATGGAATCAGATTTTTGTATCTTTTTTTCCTATTTGGATTGATTCATCTTATAGTCCAGGAACATTTGAATATTTTGGATATTCAAAATTTTTTGATCAAATAAAAGAACTAATACCATTAGTAGCATTTCCAAGATATGATGTTATATTTGAAGATATGCATGGAATATCAAGGCTTAAAGAATTTAAACGTAAATGAGAAAAACATTTGCAAATCTTCTTAAAAAAGAAATTGAATTAAATCCAAATATAATTATATTAACAGCAGATCTTGGATATAAATTATGGGATGAAATAAAAGAATATCATCCATCTAACTTTATTAATGTAGGATCTGCTGAACAACTTATGATTGGGATGGCTATTGGTATGACTTATGAAAAGAAAATTCCAATTTGTTATTCAATAACTCCATTTCTACTTGCAAGACCATTTGAATTATTACGAAATTATGTTAATAGAGAACTAGCCCCAGTTAAATTGGTTGGAAGCGGAAGAGGATATGAATATGATATAGATGGATTTACTCATTGGGCACAAGATGATGAAACAATTCTTTCTATATTTCCATATATTAAAATATTCAAACCAAAAAATTTAGATGAATTAGATGAAATATTTAATGATTTTATTTATGATGAGTATCCATGTTATTTAAGCTTAAGTAAACAAATTTTATGAAAAATACCGCATGTTCGTTTTTCTATACTGATGATCGGTTTGATTCTCTTGCTTATTTAGCGATTACTAGTTTTAAAAATTTTCATCCTGATGTCGATATATTTATTTTTAATAGGAACAATATAGATGTTGAGTTAGCTAAAAAATATACGGCTGGATATGCTAAATTTTATTATGCTAAAAGTCTTTTTGAAAAAGGATATGAAAAAGTTATAAGTCTGGGAGTTGATACAATTACATGTAATAAACTAGAAGAGTTTATAGAAAATGATGAAGATGTTTTATTAACATTGGATTTTAAATATAAACTGGAAATTAATGGGATTGAAGTACCGGAAGATAAACATGTAAATGCAGATGTTGTTTGTTTTAATAATAAACAATTTATAAAAAATTTACTTGAATTAATGCTTCTTTTTCCAAATGATTATTTAGAACAAGGAACATTAAATCAAATGATATCATGTTGCAATGATAAATTTTCATATAAAATCATCGATCTTCCAGATTCTGACGTTGTTTATAATTGTAGAGTTTTTGAAGGATTAGATGGAAAATTATTTCATAAACTATATCCATTTAAATTCAAAGTTGAGAATAAAAAATTATTTTCTGATAAAAATAAAATTATAAAGATCTTACATCTTATCAGAGGATTTGGAAAAATGAATAAACAACAATTTCTGGATGAGATAAATCTCTATAAAGAAAAATTTTTTAATGAAGAAACAAAACAGTATTTCATCGAAAGATGTGGGATAGATAAAATATGGTTTGAAACTCCTCTTAAAGAATCAGATCTTAATGATGAAGATTTTGTTATTGATAAAAAAACAAAAATAGGATTTCCAGCAGGCGATGAATTAAAATATATTCCAAGAGATAGGAATATCATAAATGATTTTAAAAGATTAATTAAGCTATGAGATCAAAAGAAAGAATAGAACCAATTTTAAAACATATAGATTGGGAGAAATATTTAGAATATCTCAAAATACCTGATATTGAAACATATATATCAATTCCTCAAATTGTTAAAAATATTCAGTCAAATATCAAAATGATTGAAAAAGAATGGAAAAATAATCCAGATTGGAGATTGACTCAAGTTCTGGTCAATACTGGTATACTTCCAAATTTACCGGGATTTTGGTATTATCAAGAAGATATTGAATCTATGATGAATATTGGAATTCATCTGAAAGAGATTATGTTTTGAATTAGCATATGATAAAAACAATGATCAATTATATAAAAGTAATTATCTATCAAAAATTTTAGATCACTCGAAGAAAATTCTTCAAAATAAATTGGAATGTCGAGAAAAAATACTATTAAAATAGAAGATTAAAATTATGAAACTAATTAGACCATATTTTGAAATTTTAACAACCGATGAAGAATTTTTATCGATGCTTAAAAATATTGAACGAGCCGGAAGAACTTGTTATAAGTCTGAAGATAAAATAACAAATGAATCAGCACCTAAATTTGTAGAAATGATTATAAATCATGGCCATGAATCTGTATTAGAACATGAAAAAATAACAGTCAAATTTATATGTGATAGAGGAGTATCTCATGAATTAGTAAGGCATCGAATTGCCAGTTTTAGTCAAGAGAGTACTCGTTATTGTAATTATACTCGAAACAAATTTAATAGCGAAATCACATTTATAATTCCTGAGTGGATAGATTTAACAAATTGGGATGGTCGTATTCATGCCTCGGCAATTGATACTAGAATGATATGGTTAAGAGCTATGCATAGATCCGAATTAGATTATAATAAATTGATCGAAGATGGTTGGCAGCCTCAACAAGCAAGATCGGTGCTTCCCAATTCTCTCAAAACAGAAATTGTAATAACCGCAAATTTAAGAGAATGGAGAGAAATATTTAGACAAAGAACTTCTCGAGCATCACACCCACAGATGCGAGAATTAATGATTCCGTTATTAAATCAATTAAAGAATAAATTACAAATTATTTTTGATGATATATGACAACAGAAGCCTGGATTATAGAAATTAATACCAATAATGGAAATTTTAAATTTTTCATTCGAAAAAATAATATCAAAAATTTATATAAATTTTTTGATTTTTTAAAAGATTATCTTTATAAAAAGAATTTCAAAATTAAAGAATTTAAATTTCGTTTGAATCCATATCATTCTCCTAAAAACATTCATTCGAAAAAACAAATTAAAAAAATCATAAATGAAAAAAGCAATAGTTACAGGAGGAACTGGTTATCTTGGTTCTCATTTAATTCCAAAACTTGAGGAAAGTGGGATTAAATGTTATTTGATAAATAGCGAAAAATTTAATTTAACTAATTATACTCAAGCTGTTAATTTTTTTGTTGAGTTTCCATTTACATTTGATTATATTTTTCATCTTGCCGCCGATACAAAGGCTGGAGATTATTGTATGACTCACCAAGGAGATCAATGGATATCAAATCAATTGATAAATACCAATATAATTAGATTGTGGAAAAATTTCACTTCCGATGCGAAGTTTATTGCAATGGGAACAAGCTGCATGTATGATTTTAATCTTGGTAATACATATGAAGAAAATATATTAAAAGGCATGCCCCACTCAAGTTTATTATCATATGCAATGACAAAAAGAATGTTACTAATTGGATTAAAAGCAATGCAAGATCAGTTTGATATGAAATGGAATATGTTTATTCCATCTACATTATATGGCCCTGGATTTAAAGAAAATGATAATCATTTTATTTATGATTTAATCAGAAAAATTTATAATTTTAAATTAACCGGAGAGAAAGCTGTTCTTTGGGGAAATGGAAATCAAATGAGAGAGTTAATCTATATTGATGATGCAGTTAAATTAATAATTGATAATAAAAACGAAGAAAATCAAATTTTTAATTTAGGGTCTGAATGCGTTATGTCAATTAAAGGATTTGCACAACTTTTATGTGATATTTTAAATATATCTTTTGATGAAGCAATTAGATTTGATACAACAAAATATGTCGGGGATAAAATTAAATATCTCACAAAGAATTCAAGATTTGAAAAATTTAAATTTACTGATTTAAAATTTGGATTGTTCGAAACAATTAAATGGTTTGATAAGTCTTTAGAAAATGAATGAAAGAACAAAATTCGATATACTTGTTTCAGTTTTAATTCCTTCGAGAGGAAGAATTAATTTACTAAATAAAACGATTGAATCATTACTTAATAATGCTTCAAATAAAGAATGGATTGAATTAATGATTCGTTTAGATTTTGATGATATTGAATCATTAGACAGAATAAAGGAAATAAAAGTAAGACCACAAGATAAAGTTATAATTGGTCATCGATATAGAGGTTATAAAGATCATTATATCTTTTTAAACGAACTGGCTGCAGTATCATCTGGAAAATGGTTATTTACATGGAATGATGATACATATATGGTTTCAAAAGATTGGGATATAGAAATCGAAAAATTTAACGGACGGTTTGTTGTTTTAAAACCACAACATAATATGTATACTCTAAGCGGATTCAATGGAAACCCAATCTATCCTCGAGAATGGTATAATACAGTTGGACATGTTTCAATGAATGCTCATTCAGATAATTGGATTCATGATATCGCCACAAAAATTGGAATTCAAATTGATGTTCCAATTACTATATTCAATGATGCTGCACATTGGGGTGGAACAGTTAATGATCAAACATATAAAGAAGGAAGTATTCATGCTTATGATCACAATGATTATTATGGAGAAGAGAAAACAAAGATGAGAGATCATGATTTTGATCTATTAAAGCCTCTTTCTGGAAAATAAATTTGATTTATTCAAAAAAATTTTTTAAATTTATGTTAAAGTTATAAACAAATATGAAAGAAAAATATTTAGGATTTTATAATTTTCTCAAAGAAAAATATGGATTAATATCAGTTTGTGAACTCCTATCATTTTATTCAGAAGCTCATCGATATTATCATACGATGGATCATAAAT